TTATAGTTGAAGAACAAATAACACCTGAACTGGTAAAGGCAAATGTAAGTTTAACAACTGGATGGTCACAGGCAGCACCACTTACGTCAAATTCTGTTATAGTTGTATATGCACCAGATGCTGAACATCGTTGGGTTAGACTTAAATATGTTAGCGCAATGGGAAATGCTTCTGTATATTCAGATATTGCAGATATAACTCCAGATGCATTTCAGCCACCAAACACAGATCCACCAGACCAGTTTACAGAAGCAAGCATAGCATGGGTTGGAGATGATATAAAGGTTACTTTTACATTGCCAGAAGAAAATGTTCCAACAACTATAAAAGTAAAGCTTGTTCCTTATGTTAATGGTGCAGAAAGTCAAATTTTTTATTCAGATCATTACCATGTAATTGTTCCACCAGTAGATTTTTTTATGATAAGGTCAACAGAGTTATTTGCAAACTATGGTAAATATTATTCAGAATTTAGGGGATACATAACATCCTTGTCTGGTCAAGGTGTTCCAACAGCTGGAGCAACAATTGTTACTAACAAAATTACTAGATCTAGCTTGTTATCAAGTGTATATCCAATATTAGGAATACCAGATGCATCTAATCCAACAGGAAAATTTAGAGTTACGCCATCTGTTAATGGATACATAGTTGACTTTGATATGCCTGCAGGTGCATCAAGATTAGAGGTTTATGAAAGTCCTACTGCATGGACAGCTATACCAACAAACGATGATCTTGTAGTTTATTCAGGATTGAGCCCAGCAAATGTTCCAACACCTGTTGGAGACTTTGATGACAGATATGTTATTGTAAGATACTATGATTCATATGGTGGATACTCTCACTATAGTATGGAAACTGCTGGTCAAGGTTCTGGAAAGTTAGTAAAACCAATTGATATTGGTTTAGAGTCATTAATTACATACCCAATTAAAATATCAGCAGATGGTGGAAGTATATTTGCTGGATCTGGCGATGTAGACAATTACCCACAGGTATTCTTTAATGCACTTGGATTATTTGCTTATGACCAAGGTCAAAACAATACAACATCAATCATAAGTAATGCTGCAACTGGGCAGCCAACATTTATTACAAAGAAGGCAACAATTGGTGCATGGTCAGTAGGAGAAGGAGTTGTTTCAGAAAATCCAACAGTAACAAAAACTTTTATTCAAAACAATATCTATGCTGCAACTAAAACTAAAGAATACACTGGGCTGTCTTCGGACGGAACATATTCTTTTTGGGCTGGAGCAACATCATCACTTAATACAGACAATGATGCTGAGTTTTCTGTAAAGCCAAACGGAGAAGTTGAAGCTAGGAAATTAATTATTAGAGGTGGGGGAACAAATGGAATTTTAATAGATACTCCAAACTTTACAGTTGATCGTGATGGTGAGGTTGTTGCACTAAAGGCAGAACTTGAAGGAACCCTCACTGTTAACGGACAATCTTATTTTGATGCTAATGTAAACATTAGAAACGGCTACCTAATTACTGGAGAAGGAGACTTTGGAGAAGGGCCTAACGTACAAATAGGATCAATGGGATTACAAGCACTTGATTCAGAAGATGATCCAACCACAAAAATATACTCAGATCCTAAATCAGTAACTGTTACAAATGCTTTAACTGGGGATTCATCTACAGTGTCTGGAATTACTCTATGGACTAAAAAAGCTTTATTTAAATCTCAAGAACCAGGAGAAGAAGGATCAGGTGGATTTGTTATAAGTGATGGTGTAATTCAGTCAAACCAAATACTTATAGATTCAGTAAATGAACAATTTGTTATTAGATCAACAACAACTAATTCAACAAATGGTATTATATTACAAGCTTCAGATGATAGCGACTACTCAATAGCAGTTGGAAATCTTAATTATTTTGTAGACCCAGATGAGTATCCAGCACTCCCAATATTTTCTGTTAGTACTACAGGATTGATGACAGCAAATAATGCTGTAGTTAAGGGAATAATAAAGGCAACTGAAGGATTTTTTGGAACAGAAAACGGTACACGATGGGAAATTGGTTCAACAGGCATAACCGCAAATGGAGTTGCAAGCATAGATTTATCATCAGGTGGAGTAATTAAAGTTGGCAGTTATGAAATAAAAGCTGTTGTAGCAACAGAAGGAAACGAATTTTCAATTATTGATACTCGTACTAATCAGGCTATATTAGTAACAGATAAAAAATCAGGAACAAATAGAATATTTTTGGGTCAAAATGGACGACAAGTTGAAGTAAAAAAACCTGCACAAATATCTGGAGCTGGAACAACGTTAGCAGATCCAGGAGACAGTTCTTTAGCATCTCAAGCATATAGATCTGGAGGCTTAAGAAACATGTTTACTGTTCAAAAGAGCAACTATGATGAAAACCCAGCACAATTTCCTTCTGCAGAAAATGGAGATGTACTATTGGTATATACCTAATAGTAGAATAATAATATGCCTGGTAAATTAAAAGTCGGTGGGTCTTGGAGAGATATCACCTATATTAAACTAAAAGTTGGTTCTATATGGACTAATGTTGGAGAGGCGTATTTAAAGGTAGGCGGTGACTGGAGTAAGTTCTTTGGTGCAAGTGGACCACAGATAAGTCAAAAACCTGTAATCACGGCAAGCAGCACTACATTCCCAGCAATAGTAACTGGACGAAACTATCATTGGGATTCAGGAAATGTGTTTACTTATGTATTTCAATATTCATTGACTGCTCCAACATCAACTACAGCGTGGATAGACATAGGAGAGTACCAGTCAATTACAAACCCAGCAGTTGGATCTTCAGTAACAAAGACATATGATTTAGCAGATTTAGAAGTTGATGTAGAAGATGATATTTGGGTAAGATTTACGGTGCTAGCCGTTAATACTGTAAACTCAACACAGACAATTGAGAGTAGTGATCCTGTGCAAGTATCAAACAATCTTCCAGTTGGAACACCAGTATCTGCGGTAATAGTAAGAGATTCTGAAGATGGATACGTATACAGCGTATCAAATCCTGGTATATGGACAAAGACTCCTATTCTTTCATATAGATACCAATGGCAACAGAATACCTCTGGAACAACATGGGCTGATATAACAGGGGCAACATCTATATCAAGAAACATGCTTTCATTCGTTGGTAAAAATGTTAGAGTAAGGGTTTGGGCAACAAACTCATCTGGAGAATCATTTAGGCCAATTGTTTCAAATTCAATGATGGTAACTTATGCACCACCAGAGATTAGTTCATTTACAGTAACTCCAAGAGCAGGTGGCGCTACTATTAGTTATTCTGCAAGCACAGACGATCCTGACTATAGTATTTCTGTTTTATTAGAAAGACTGAGTGGTGGAACATATTCAGACTATTTCTTTATCCCAATACCTCTTACATCCCTTACTGCAACAGACATTGAATTTACTACTGATGTTTTGGCATCTGGTACATATCGTTTTACTCTTGTTGTAATAACTAATGATTTGATAGAAACTACCTCACAGGTTTCTGGAGTTGTCGTACCAGCACTTTCTGCTTCTTCTTTAACGGTTACAGACACAACACCAACAACAGACTATACTCCATCAGGACTTACAGTAACAAACCCATCAAACAATCTTGGTTTAGTTGAATGGACAAATGGAGCAAATGCAGATCTTGCCACATTGGTTTTAAGCGGTGCAGCAACTGGAACAACAATTTTTGATCCAATAGAATCAAGTAAAACCTTTAGCGTAACAGTAAGTGGAACAGTAACAGCTTCTTTAACCAATACTATAAAAGGTGAAGCAACTATAGCATGGAGTCAAAGTGGTGCTAGAAGTTTTAAATTAAAATATGAGGTTGGTGGAAATCCTGTAACATACAATGTTGCAGATACTACATCTACATCTCCAAGTCTAAATATAATGTCTAATGGTCTTCAGGTTAAAGCAGTTTCTGTTGAGGTATTCCCTTTGACAAATTATCAAGGTACATCAACACTGTTTACTCCATCAGTAGCACCAACTGCAACACCAACAAACAAGGTTAGCACTCCAGCCATTACTGCAAGTGGAACAGTAGAATTCCTTAATCCAAGTGCATCCTCTTTGGCAATTGCAAACACAACACCAAACGCAACACCTACTGTAACTAGTGTTAGAAACAGTGCAACAACAAATGTTGGAACTGTAGATTGGGAAAATGGAACTGGAGCAACTAGTGGCTGGCTAGAAAAGATGACAGCAGCTGGAATTGTAACTGGACAACCAATTGCCGATCCTGGAAGTCTGTCTACTACTGGATCATTTAATATTTTAATTACTGGAAATGCAACGGCAGTAGTAAAAAATAGATCAAATGCACAAGTCACCATATCTTGGTATCAATCTTCTGTAAAAAGCTATAGGCTAAGATATACCGTTGCTGGAACTTCTTATACTAGAAATGCAAATACTGTAGATGAAAATGGAGCTGCAATAACTGGAACAACTTCTTTTATTATTCCAATTGATGTAAACAATAAAGCAGTTGTTGTTACAGAGCTAGTTGTATATTCTGGATTAAACCAAAATGGAATTCCATCTGCTGCTGTACTACCAGGTTCAGCATCTGTTACAGCAACAAACATAACAAATGAAGCAACAGGATCTGGTGCAGTGACTTATGCAGCACCAGCAACAGCTCCAGGAACTCCAACAAACCTACAAAGAAACCTTGATGGAGCATCAAAAACATTTACTTGGACCGCACCATCTGACGGTGGTTCGCCAATAACAAATTATGAGTTCAATATAAATAACACTGGATGGTTTGCTAGAAGTCCAGCATCTTCAGCTACATCTTATTCACTTACAGCAGTAACTGGAAATATTGGAAACACTTTTCAAGTTCGTGCAGTAAATGCAGTAGGTTCTTCTGCTACCCCAGCTAGTTCTGGAACTTATTATGTTCCATCTGTTGGAGCTCTTACTACATCATCTATTACTAAGACTTCAGCAATAATTACTTGGACTTCAGGTACAGCTGCACAAGCTGCATGGTCACTATCACTTCCAGGAGCATCAGGTTCACCATTTACTGCAAATAATAGTAATACGTCCTTTGGTGTTACTGGATTAGTAGCAGGAACATCTTATACACCAACATTAACTCTTACATCTTCAAGTGGTGATACAAACTCTAGAACTGGAACTGAATTTACTACAGTAGGTCTTTCAGGAATTAAAACGTTGTCAAACCTTACAGTATCTTCTGGAACACTAAGTCCATCATTTCTTTCTGGTACTAATTCATATACTGTTTCTGGACTATCTAATGCAACATCATCTATTACTGTTACTCCTACAGTTACAGACTCTACATCTACCGTCACAGTAAATGGAGTTTCAGTAGCTTCTGGGTCAGCATCAGGTGCAATTTCACTCACTGCTGGATCAACAACTAATATTAACATTATAGTTACTGCAGAAAATGGAACCACTAATACTTATACAATTGCAGCTAGCAGAAATCTTCCAGCACTTAGCATTTCTCTTTCCAATGTTACTAAAACGCTTACTGGATTTACATTTACTTTAACAAGTACGTATGATTCCAACTATACATGGACAGCATCTGTTCAATCACCTGCCACCATCTCCCCTTCTTCAGGATCTTCTAGTGGGCAAACCTACACGGTATCTGGAATGACATCTGATGGTGGACCAAAAATGGCCACAATAACTGCCTCACGTCCTGGATATGATACAGGATCTGATACAAGGACTGGATCTGTTCTAGCACCATCTGTATCTAATTTTACTATTTCAAATACAACGGCAAACCCAGTTCCTAGTTCAATTACCGTTGGAAATAGTGCAACAGTAAATGTTGGTACAGTAAATTGGGCAAATGGAACTGGTACAGATAGATCTTGGGTATCATCTGTGACACCTGGATCATCCTTTACTGGCTCAGAAGGTACACTGAGCCCTACATCACAAAATTTCACCATTACATCTACTCAGTCAGCAGCAGTTGCAACAGTATTTAATAAAGCATTTGGTACAGCAACAATTTCTTGGAATCAGTCTGATGCACAAAGCTATACATTAATATATACCATTAGTGGAGTACCTGGACAACAAACAGTTAATGCAAATAGTACAGCATCCAGTGTATCCCGTTCTGTTAATGTAGATGGTTTAGCTGTTACCCTTGTATCAATTAAGGTTTTTACTGGACCAAATCAAACTGGAAACTTTAATAGTATAACATCAAGTTCATCAGTAACACCAGTTGATAAGATTAACTCAGCAACTGGTTCTGGATCTATAACACGTGTATCACCTCCAGGTACTCCAACAATAACAATATCAAGTAAAACAACATCTGGATTTAACGTGAGTTGGTCAGCATCTGGTGCAACAACATATAATGTTAATGTATATAACGTAAGCACTGGAGTTTCAGTTTCTGGATATCCTTTAACAAATACAACCAATACATCTGCAACCATATCAGGATTGACTGCAGACACTAACTATAAGGTTGAGGTTTTTGGAAATAATGCAGCTGGGTCTGGATATAATTTTGCAGATGTGACAACACTTTCAGTAACTCCAACTATTAGTGGAATATCTATTAGTAATAATGCTATTTCTCCAGGTTCTTCTACTAGCATATCTGTTTCTAATACCCCACCATCAAATACTGGATCTGTATCATGGGCAAACGGATCTAATACATCAGCAGCAGGCTTGTTTACAGTATCTGGAGCAGGTTCTGGTGGTTCATCTCCAACAAACCCATCATCACTGTTAACCGCTGGAACGTTTACGGTAACATCAACTGGAACTGCATCGGTTGGTATACGTGCAATTAATACAAATAAGGGTGCAAATGTTTCATGGACACAATCTGCAGCACAAAGCTATTCAATTAATATAACTGCATCAGGGCTTTCCACCTTCAATGTCACTGGAAACTCAAGTGCAAGCAGTCCAAGCATTCCTGTTATATCTAATGATTCATTATCTAGAACAGTTACAGTAAATAGTGTTACAGTTTATTCTGGACTAAATCAGACTGGTACACCAGCATCACTTTCTTCTGGATTAAGCATAACAACTGCAAATGGTATTACAGATACCCCAGGTTCTGGCTCTGTAACTTATAGTCTTCCATCTCCTGGAACACCAAACTTCCTTACTGCATCCACAGGAAGAACAGATGGAGTTGAGCTTTCATTTAGTGGTTCTTCTAATGCAACTAGTTATGATATTTATTGGAATACTACTTCAGCAGTAAAGCCAGCAACAACTGTTACTCCAGATTTTCCAGGAGTAACTTCACCATACCTAGATTCTGGAATACCACCTGGAGGAAGTAGACAATATTGGGTTAGAGGAAAAAATTCAACTGGATTTTCTGCATGGTTCCCAACAGGAACAGGTTCTAGTGGAAGAGTTGGAACAAGAGCTTCAGCTCCTCCTTTCTTCCCTCCTTTCTTCCCTCCTTTCTTCCCATTCTTCCCACCGTTCTTCCCATTCTTCCCACCGTTCTTCCCACCGTTCTTCCCACCGTTCTTCCCACCGTTCTTCCCACCGTTCTTTGGTGCTTCAACACCACCATTAACACCAACAGGTCTAACAGCACAACTATCTGGATCAAGTACTGTGCTTAACTGGAATGCAGCATCTGGTGCAACAAGCTATGAGCTATGGTATCAACCAAGTTCTGCTCAATATTCTGGAACAACTTTTGACTATCCAGCTCCTGGACAACCAGCTATAACAAATACTACATTCTCTGCACCAGTTGGTTACTCACAGTACTGGACAGTTAGAGCAAGAAATTCAGCAGGTGTAAGTTCATGGTCTACAATGGTACAGTCATCATCAGGTGGTCCAGTATAGTATGTTAACAAACAATCAGTATGATATAATAATAAAGGAGGAATAAAATGAGCGCACTTTTAACTTATGAAGAAAAATCTGGGATTATTAATCAACACATTAAAAATCTTGATTATTCTATTTTTAATATTGAAATGTCTTTAGTTGAAGAAAAAGCAATTAAAACATCAGAGACTTCAGATTCTTTAGAATCTCAACTGGCAGATTTAAACTTAAAACGAGATGCCCTGCTTGCAGAGCTGGCAAAACTTTCAAAATAAAATAAAGGGGTAAGGTATGGATAATAAAGCAGAGCTAGTTATAATGGCATTGCAACAACGCATAGGTGAGCTTGTTTCAAACTATGAAACACAGGTTGCAATTCTTAGGGCTGAAATTACTCAAGCTGCTCAAGAAAAAGAAGCAAAGCAAAAAGCTATGGAAGAATACTCTAATAGTATTGAAGAAAAAATTTCTAACTAAGGGGCATTATGCTAAAATGCAATAGGTGCACTGGTCGTGTATTTGTAGATAGGCAGTACACTACTGCTGAACATATAGAGACAGCCTGCATAACATGTGGAAATAGAAAGTTCTATCATCCACCTTCTGCAACAAAAGAGGGAAAATGGATACTTCAAAAGGAAAAATCCAGAGCCAAGCATACAATAACGAACCTATAATAAAAGGTAAGGTTAAGGTATGGTTTATCAATGGAGACCTAGTGAAGGTTTACCACAGCTCTCGTTCTACTGGCATGGTAACGTTTTATAATATAACTAAAGATCGTTTAGAGACATGTCTGCTTTCTGATTTTAAAAAGGGTCGTGAAAGAGCATACAGTGTAGCAGAGACTGCTAAGCTTGTCAATAGACATAGAAAATATATTCCAAGTTTAATTAAACGAGGAGTGATTCCACCACCAATTGGTGCATCACTAAATGGAGAAAGATCTTTTAAAGTAAGAGCTTACTACTCTGAATCTCACGTTAGGGAGATACGTGCTATACTTGCAAGTATACATATTGGACAACCAAGAAAAGACAAATTAATAACGAATAACATGACTCCTACAAGCCAAGAGTTGACACGGCGAATGGGAGACGGTATACTTACATATACGAGAACAGAAGATGGACGATTTATTCCAGTGTGGAATGAGTCTATATAATTTAGAAATGGGTGGGGTAATGGAAAATAGCAATTACGTAGTAACAAACGAACCAACAAAGATAAATGTAACACTAGGATACACACTTAATTTAGGAAACTTTCAATCACTAAGACTTGATCTGGGAGTTGTAGATAGCAAGCGTGATGGTGAGACTACAAATGAAGCTTTTGAGCGTGTATATAAGTTTGTAGAAGATAAGCTAACTGATAAAATTAACGAAGCAAAGTCTGAAATCAACGAGTAATGGCTGAACGCAAAGACCGAATGGCTTTGCTTAGTAGATACTCAAAATTGCATACAGCAAGATATGAGCAAAAGCCATCTCTAAATTTAAATGTTGAACAGTGGGCAGCTGACGGCCTTGTTGAATCATACGGAATGTCTCAGTGCTATGACTTATTAGACTATTACTTTTCTGTTGCACAAGATCCAACTTGGAACTACTTTGCTTATAATGCAGAAAAAATTCTTAATGGTAAACTAGATGTAGAGCAAGATATAAAAGATAGACAAGAGCGTAGGGCTAAAGCAAAGGAGTGGCTAAGTGAATAATACAGAAGCTAAAGTAATTTCAGCTGTATTGCAGGATAAGCAACTCCATGTATTATTACAGGCAAACGTAGAAACATTCCTTAGAACACATAATGATGTATGGAACTTTATTCGTCTTTATGCTGAGAACAATGGAACAGTGCCTCCAGCATCTTTGGTCGTAGAAAAGTTTAGAGACTTTGAGATTATTAAAGAAGTTGGAGCAACCAAGCACCACCTAGAAGAATTACAAACAGAATATTTAAACGATACATTAAAAGATATTTTAAGATCAGCAGCAACTGAAGTACAAGGTGGTCAGGGATCAATAGCACTTGAAGAACTTATCACCAAGACATCTACTCTAAAAAAGAATACATCTTCTATTCGTGATATTGATGCTACAGATATTGATTCTGCGATTGCTTACTTTGAAAATGTAAAAGAGCAAATGGCTTTAGGTCATCGTGGTATAAAGACAGGCTTGCCAGGTTTTGATAACTACCTACCTTCTGGAATTATGCCAGGGCAGCTGGGAGTCTTTCTAGCCTATCCAGGTATAGGAAAGTCTTGGATGGCTCTATACTTTGCTGTACAGGCCTGGAAACAGGGTAAGACACCCCTTATTATCTCCCTTGAGATGAGCGAGACAGAGGTTCGTAATCGTGTCTTTACAATTATGGGTGAGGGTCTATGGTCACATAGAAAGCTTTCTAATGGTGAAGTAGAACTTGATATGATGAAGAAGTGGCATACAGATAGAATTGATGGTCGCCCACCATTTCACATTATCTCAAATGACTCTGGTGGAGAAGTAACACCTTCTGTGATTCGTGGAAAGCTAGATCAGTACAAGCCTGACTTTGTTGTAGTTGATTACCTACAGCTTATGTCTCCAAACCAAAAGGCTGATAACGAAACGGTAAAAATGAAAAACCTTTCCCGTGAACTAAAGCTTATGGCTATTAGTGAAGAAGTGCCTATCATTGCTATCTCATCTGCAACACCTGATGATGTAAAGGATATGTCTACTGTTCCTACCCTTGCACAAACTGCATGGTCAAGACAGATTGCATATGATGCTGACTGGGTTTTAGCGCTAGGTCGTGGACTCAATAGTGACATTATTGAATGTGCCTTTAGAAAGAACCGTAATGGTTTTATGGGAGACTTTTTAGTACAAGCAGACTTTGACAAGGGATATTACAGATACAAGGACTTTGAAGATGGCAAGTAAAGAGATATATACAGAAGAACAAATTCGTCGTATTCTTAATGGAGCAGGTTTGGACATTGAGGCTGAGTTTGGAAACGACTTTATAATTTATTGCCCATACCACAATAACACCAGAACTCCTGCTGGAGAAGTAGCAAAAGATAGTGGCTTATTCTTTTGTTTTGGTTGCCAAACAACAAAAAACCTTGTTGAGCTTATTATGTTTACTTCAAATAGATCTTATTTTGAAACGGTACGCTATATTAAGGGAAAAGAGCAGCAGTCTGATATACAAACCATAGTAGATAAAGCACTCTATGCACCACCAGATTTTGTACAGTATGATGAGTTACTTATTAAAAGATTAAATAAGCAGGCACTTGATAGCCCAACAGCGATGAATTATTTTCATGGTCGTAGAATTACTAAAGAGTCTGTGGTAAAGTTTGACCTTGGCTATTCAGAAAAACAAGGATCAGTAACCATACCCATCCACTCACCTGACGGAATGTGTATTGGGTTTGTTGCTAGAACAATTGAAGGTAAAGAATTTAAAAATACTCCAGGGCTTCCCAAGAGCAAGGTTTTATTTAACTTACACAAAGTCAAGAGCTCTAGTATAGTATATGTAGTGGAGTCATCTTTTGATGCTATACGCTTAGATCAAGTTGGTTTTCCAGCAGTTGCAACGCTGGGTGCTAATGTGTCTGTATCACAAATCAGACTATTAGAAAAGTACTTCAATAATGTAGTACTAGTTGCAGACAATGACGAGGCTGGTACAATTATGAAAGACAAACTAATTGAAAAATTAGGAAGTCTTGTAACTGTAATTAAGCTAGACACAAAATACAAAGACATAGGAGACATGGATGATGATGAGATTAGAAAACTAGAGTTCCAGTTTGACAATTCAATCATTTCTATGCTAAAATAAAAACAATAAACAAACAAGGAGAAATAAAAAATGGCAATTGTAAAAGGATTAAAAAACATTAACGCATTAGTAGACAAGCCAAAGTTTGAAGGCACAGGTGCAAAGGTTCGTTGGTTCAAGATCGCTGATGGTCAAGCAGTAAAGATTCGTTTTATTGAAGAGCTTGATGAAGATTCAGCTAACTATAATGAGGCTCGTGGCCTTGCATTGGTTGTTTCAGAGCACACAAATCCAAAGGACTACAAGCGTAAGGCTGTAGACACGATGGAATCAGAAGGTCGTGACTGGGCAGAAGAAATGCACCGTAAGGACATGAAGGCAGGATGGCGTGCACGTCTTCGCTTTTACTGCAACGTTCTTGTAGATGATGGCATTGAGGCACCATATGTTGCAATTTGGAACATGGGTGTTAGCAAGCAGTCTGCATTTAATACTATTCGTGAGTATGCACTAGAAACAGGAAGCATCTCAAATCTTACTTGGAAGGTAAAGCGCAACGGTCAGGGAACTGAGACAAGCTATACATTGATTCCAAGCTCTCCAGATTCTGCACCATTTGATTGGTCAGGAGTTGAACCTTATCCTTTGGAGAAGGCTCTCAACAAGGTTCCATATGCGGAACAAGAAGCCTTTTATCTAGGCTTTGATACTCCTTCATCTTCATCATCAGCAAACATTGACTGGTAATAGATGAACTACGTTGGCTTACATGTCCATACACACTACTCCTTAATGGATGGTGTTGCTACTCCAGAAGAATACGTGAACCGTGCAGTTGAGTTAGGAATGACAGCAATTGCCATTACTGACCACGGTACTTTATCTGGGCATAGGGAACTGCACCGTATTGCAAAAGCAAATGGAATTAAGCCAATTCTTGGTGTAGAAGGCTATATGACGACAAGTATGGAAGATAAGAGAGCAAAGGCAGACCGCCTTGACCCTCTTGACCAAAACTATCATCATATAGTCCTTCTCGCTAAGAACCAACAAGGTTTGGAAAACCTTAACAAGATTAATGAAATTGCATGGACAGATGGTTTCTTTAGTAAGCCAAGATTTGATTTTGAAACATTGGCAAAGTATAAAGAAGGCATTATCGTAACCTCTGCATGTCTTAGTGGCTGGATAGCCAAGGCTGTTGAACTAGGTGAGCTTGCAACAGCAAAGAAACACATACAGTGGTTTAAAAAAGAATTTGGTGATGATTACTATATTGAGGTAATGCCACACAACCCACCAGAAGTTAATAAGGGAATTATTGAGCTTGCGGATGCAGCCAAGGTTAAGATTGTTGTAACACCAGACTGCCATCACTCTGACACAAGTCAAAAAGAAGTTCAGGAGCTAATGCTACTTCTAAATACTCATGCCAAGTTACAGAAAGATGTAACATATGATAAGTCAAAGAAGCATGAGTCATTCATGGATCGCCTTGATTATCTTTATGGTGCAGACCGCATGATGAGTTTTAATAAGTTTGACATTCATCTTCTTTCATATGATGAGATGAAGGATGCAATGCTTAAGCAGGGCATTGATCGTGAAGACATGTTTGCTTCTACAAACGAAATTGCTGACAAGGTTGAAGGCTATGACATTAAAGAGCATTTAGATTTACTTCCAGTACAGTATAAAAAGCCAATGGATGAACTTAAGAAGCTTGCACTTGAAGGTCTTAAGGAAAGAAAGTTAGACAAGGATAAAAAATATCTTGAACGACTTGATGAAGAGTTAGAGATTATTGGTGAGAAAAACTTTGGTCCATACTTTCTAGTTGTTCGTAATATGCTTAACTGGGCAAAGAGTGAAGGCATTATGGTTGGTCCTGGTCGTGGATCTGCTGCAGGTTCACTACTATGTTATGCGCTTGGTATTACAGACATTGACCCAATCAAGCATGGATTACTGTTTTTCCGTTTTATTAACCCAGACCGTAATGACTTTCCTGATATTGACTCAGACATTCAAGATACTCGTCGTGATGAAGTAAAGGATTATCTAGTTCGTCAGTACCGTCACGTTGCATCTATTGCTACATTTTTACAGTTTAAAGACAAGGGTGTGGTACGAGATGTTGCAAGATGTTTAAATATTCCTTTGCCAGACGTTAACAAGGTTCTTAAGGTTGTTGATACATGGGATGACTTCTGTACTTCAAAAAATACTTATTGGTTTAGAGAAAAGTATCCAGAGGTAGAGCGCTACGGAGACCAACTTCGTGGAAGAATTCGTGGTACTGGAATTCACGCAGCAGGAGTTGTAACAAGCAAAGACCCAATCTTTAGATATGCACCATTAGAAACACGATCAGTTACTGGACAAGATGAACGTATTCCAGTAGTAGCGGTAGACATGGGCGAAGCAGAAAACATTGGTCTGATTAAGATTGATGCACTTGGACTAAAGACTTTAAGCGTTCTCAAGGATTGCATTGATATTATTAAGGAACGTGAAGGCACAAAGATTGATCTATTAAAGATTGATATGGACGATGCAAACGTATATACAATGCTATCTGATGGATACACAAAGGGTGTGTTTCAGTGTGAAGCAGCACCATATACAAACCTTCTAGTTAAGATGCGTGTTAAGAATCTAGCAGAGCTTGCAGCATCAAATGCACTCGTTCGCCCTGGTGCTATGAATACAATTGGTAAGTCTTATATTGCTCGTAAACATGGACGAGAGAATATTGATTATAAGCATCAGGTTATGAAATCATTTACGGAGGAAACATATGGCTGTATTCTTTACCAGGAACAAGTTATGCAAGCATGCGTACAGCTTGGCGGTATGTCCATGTCGGAAGCAGATAAAGTTAGAAAGATCATTGGAAAGAAAAAAGATGCTAAAGAATTTGATGTTTTCAAAGATCAATTTGTTAAGGGTGCTTCGCAATATCTTTCGCCAAACGATGCGCTAGATCTATGGCATGACTTTGAGGCTCACGCAGGGTACTCATTTAACAAGTCTCACGCAGTAGCATACTCAACATTGTCATATTGGACAGCGTGGTTAAAGTACCACTATCCACTAGAGTTTATGTTCGCACTTCTTAAAAATGAAAAGGACAAGGATGGACGAACAGAGTATCTTATTGAAGCAAAGCGTATGGGAATTCCTATCAAGCTTCCTCATCTTAATGATTCAGACATTGACTTTAAGATTGAGGGTAAGGGAATTAGGTTTGGACTAACTGGAATCAAGTATATATCTGATAAGATTGCTGAAAGATATATTGCTGGTCGTCCATTTGCCTCATACAAAGAGGTTGAAGAGTTTACATTTACAAAAGGTAACGGAGTAAATAGTCGTGCATTACAAGCAATGCGATGTGTGGGAGCACTTACATTTCCAGATAATCCAGCAAATCCGCAGGAAGTTAAAGAAAATCTTTATGAGTATTTAAATCTTCCTGAGTTCAATACATCTATACCTCAACACTATTATGCATACATCAATGATGTTGAAGAATATGAGGAGACTGGATCGTTTGTATTGTTGGGAATGGTAAAGTCAATCAAGCGTGGAACAGGGTGGTCAAGAGTTGAAGTTTTGGACAAGACTGGCAGTGTTGGTATATTTGATGAAGAGTCTCCGTCTATTGAGACTGGTCGCACTTATCTTATTCTTGCAAGTGACAATAGGATTGTATCTGCAGTTCCTGCTGACGAGATAAAAGGATCTAAAAGCTCATTAGTAAAGTTCTTAAACTATAAGATGCTTCCTTATAAAGAAGGCGAACACTTTGTTGTTTCTTTCAAGCCAAGAGTAACAAAGGCTGGCAAAAAGATGGCATCTCTTGTTGTTGCTGATGCAGGAAGAGAGATGCATTCAATAGTTGTATTTCCAATGCAGTTTGCAAAGGCATACATGAAGATTGAAGAAGGCAGTGTATACAAGTTTGATTTTGGAAAAACAAAGGATGGAACTATAACAATGAATGAGGTAGAAAATGTTTGATGAGTTAGCAAGAGACATACATAAGAATGCAGTAGACAAAGGTTTTTGGGATCGTCCAGCAGATGAAATATTTGTTACAAAACAAATGATGATGATTGTCTCTGAGGTTGTTGAAGCAATGGAAGCACTAAGAAAAGAGATGGACCCAGACCAACTATCAGATGAGTTTGCAGATATCATTATTCGCACACTAGATTTATATGCAGGTATGGTAAGTGCAGGGTATATGACTAAATCATTAAACATGGCCATAAAAGAAAAGATGGCAAAGAACTCTGATAGACCAAAGAAGCATGGAGTAAGATTTTAATGATGACTGTAGAAGAGGTATTGGCTCAGCTTAGTCCTAAGCTACGCAAGACAGTAATGGCAGGAGACACTATCCCTGCAACACAATATGCAGCAACTCCTAGTTTTGGTTTAAACCGTGCTCTTAATGGTGGTCTACCATATGGTCGTCAGGTGTTAGTCTGGGGATCAAAGTCTTCTGCAAAGTCATCTTTGTGTCTGCAGATGATTGGTTTAGCACAGAAAGAAGGAAAGATCTGTGCTTGGATTGATGCAGAAATGTCATATGATAAGAAGTGGGCAGAAGGTCTTGGTGTTGACTCATCAAAGCTTATTGTGTCACAATGTCGCACCATTAATGAAATGGTTGATGTAGGAACAAACCTAATGAATGCAGGGGTTGATATAATTGTTATTGACTCTATAACATCTTTATTGCCAGCTATCTATTTTGAAAAGGACTCAGATGAACTTAAACAACTTGAAAATACAAAACAAATTGGTGCAGAGTCTAGAGACTTTAGCAACGCTTGGAAAATGCTTAACTATGCTAATAATAAGGTTAAGCCTACGATGCTTGTTCTTATTAGTCAGTCTCGTAACAATATTAGCGCTATGTATACTAGCCAGCAGCCTACTGGTGGTCAAGCTACTAAGTTCTATTCTTCTACTGTTATTAAATTATTTTCATCGGAATCCGACAATCAAGCAATTAAAGGTAAGATTCATGTTGGAGATAAACTTATTGAAGAAAAGATTGGTCGCAAGATTCGTTGGGAACTCCAATTTTCTAAGACCTCTCCTGGCTTTCAGTCTGGCGAGTATGACTTTTATTTCAGGGGAGATAATGTTGGTATTGATAGCATTGGTGATCTTGTTGATACGGCTGAAATGATGGGAATTGTTGAACGTACAGGTGCTTGGTATGTCTTGCCAGATGGAACCAAGGTGCAAGGCAGAGAAGGTTTTGTCAACAGGGTTCGTGAAGATTTAGATCTACAAGATTCTATTAAGAATAAGATTTTAGATGTCTGAAAAATTTACAATATTTTCAGGAAAGTTTCCATGCAAAACATGTGGAGAAGAAGTTACGTCTATAAGATTATGGAAAGACAGTGCAGACTTGACATGGATGTGCACTAACAAGCATCTGTCAAGAGTAGCTATTATTATGACAAGGAAAGACTTTGAGCGAAAGAGCGGAAAGTAAAAGGATTGGTGCTAAGCAGCACAAGAACTCAGGTCGTAACACCCATAAGGGTGATGCTACTTGGAAAAATTTTACTGTTGACTTCAAAGAGTGCTCTAAGTCTTTTACCCTAAACAAAGATGTGTGGGCTAAGGCTGTTACTGATGCAATAAGAAATGGAAATGATCCAGCCATACTCGTTGTACTTGGCGAAGGTAACTCAAAAATAAGATTAATGATAACAGAGTTTGAACTAATAGAACAAATAATAGGAGAAGAAAATGAGTGAACAAACAACAATAGAAATGGTAAACGGGCTATCTGAAATAGCTGATTATATGCAGGATGAGGAGCTTACTCAAGCTCTTACATTTATTGCTAAGGTCATCATTAAGCCAGATATTCCACTAAATGTAGCAACTGTAGAGATCGTAAGGCTACAGGCAATAGCAGCAAAGATGGCTTTTAAGGCTACCTGGATGGCTAATGTTGACAAAAATGACAGGGCAAAGAAGAATATTTACTATACAGCAGCAGAATCAATCAACAACTTGGTATCAGCACTCAAATATATTATGCGCTAACCTGGTATACTTATATAAACAAAGGAATATAATGACAAAGAATTTACTAAAGCAAATAATGATTAAAGAGGTTGAGACACCAGCACAGATTGACGCACAGGAGCTTGTAAAAGCTATTGAGGCTGGATATCTTGTTGGGCGTGAGCCTAAGCATACACAGAAGAAAACTTTTGGTCCATCTACTATTGCCTATGGCCATGGAGAATGTCCTAGATATTGGTACCTTGCATTTGAGGGTGCGGTATTTGAGGATAACTCTGACCCATATGCAGTAGCAAATATGACTAATGGAACTCTTGCTCATGGAAGAATTGAGACAGCGTTTAAGAACTCTGGTATTTCAATTGATTCAGAGTTTAAGATTTTCAATGACGATCCTCCAATTTTTGGTTATGTAGATAACTTTATTAATTGGAAGGGTGAAGAGGTAGTTGTTGAAGTAAAGACAACCAACAACGAAGTCTTTGAATACCGTAAGCGTACAGGTAAGCCTAAAATGGGTCACGTTGTGCAGATACTTATCTATATGAAGATTCTTAAGAAGGCAAAGGGAGTTCTTATTTATGAGAATAAGAATAACCATGAACTTCTTGTAATCCCAGTAGAGGTAAATGATCATTACCGTAAATGGATTGATGAAGCTTTTGAATGGATGAGAGTTGTTCGTAAGTCTTGGGAAGTCAAAGAGCTTCCAACCAAGAACTATAGATCAAACTCAAAGGTTTGCAAGAACTGTCCAATTAAAAAAACATGTGATGAAGCAGGAGCAGGCGTAGTTAAAATAGCCTCTCTGGAGGAATTGAGTGAAACTTTGTAGCAGATGTGATAATAGGTTTCAACCAAAGGTCAGTTATCAAATATACTGCAGCCTTGAATGTAGAGACCTTGCTACAAAGGATAAGATTAAAGAAAGATATCAGGTAACTCGTAGACAAAAGAGGAAGGGGAAGGATCGCAGGTGTTTGGGTGGATGCGGTACTTCTCTTTCTATCTACAACGACTCTGGTTTTTGTGCAAACTGTAACGTTAGTGAAAAAGCTGTTCAGAAAATGATTAAAGAACTGAAAGGTTTTATTGAATATGAGCAAGACTAAGTGGGGTGCAGAGATAACTCCTAAAAGGATATGTGCTATTGATGCTAGCACTAATAGTCTTGCTTTTGCTATTTTTGATACCTTTACAAAAGATCTTATTAGTGTTGGAAAGATTAATTTTGAAGGCAAGAATACCTATGAAAAGGTTATGGATGCTGGTAAAAAGGTAAAAGCTTTCCTAGATATCTATGGTGGTTTTGAGGCGATAGTAATTGAGCATACTGTTTTTATGAATAGCCCAAAGACTGCTGCAGATTTAGCACTAGTTCAGGGAGCTATCTTAGGATCAGCTGGACAATCAGGAACTACAAGAATTGGAAGAGTGTCACCAATAACTTGGCAAAATTTTATTGGCAATAAAAAGATTTCAAAGGATGAGCAGTTATTTATTAGATCTCAGAATCCAGGTAAGTCTGTTTCTTGGTATAAAACATATGAAAGAAATTTAAGAAAAGAAAGAACTATAAAGTTTATTAATATTAATTATGGTAGAACGATAACAGATAATGACGTAGCAGATGCGTGTGGAATTGGTCATTGGGCATTAAAGAACTGGGATAAGGCGGTTGGCAATAATGACTGAAAGAGAAGCCAGGGTGTTTAAGGAAGAAGATGCTGATGTTATACTGACTGTCAGAACCCTTTCTCCAACCAAGTGGTTATTAATGGACCGTGAGACGGGGCAAATTTATCAGGGTAGTCCAAAGGGGTACTGGGATAGGTTAGAGCCAGTTATCAAAGTTGACAAGGATGCATGATGCCTGGTAAACTATATACATCAGAAGTATGGTTAAAGAAAAGATTTCTTATTGACAAGAAGTCTCCAGAAGAAATTGCAAAAGAATGTGGTGCAAGCGTAGAGACTATCTACGTTTATCTTGCTAAATTTGGACTAAGAAAGAGTAGAAGATGAATAAATTACAAAAAGTTATAATTGCAGTTGGTGTTGCAGGTGCTGTTGGTATTACCTATGTCCTAACAGCTTTAAAGGGCATGCCAGAGGCTTTTGATTGGGAAGACGAAGAAGATGAGTGATAATATAAAAATCACGGTTGACCAAGTTAATCACCCATCACACTATGTCTCTGACCCATCAGGAGTAGAGTGTATTCAAATTACACGTCACCGTAATTTTAATATAGGTAATGCATTTAAGTATCTTTGGAGAGCAGGGCTTAAAGATGAGTCTAAAACTATTCAAGATCTTGAAAAGGCAATATTCTACATTAAAGATGAAATTAATAGACTAGAGGGCAAGTATGTCAACTGAAGAAGAACTAATAAAGCATCTTGACGTAATGAACGATGTTGTTAGTGAATATCTAAAAGGCAGCGATCCAACCACTATTTCAAAAGAATTAGCTATTCCACGCACTCGTGTAGTGGCATACATTGATGAATGGAAAGAAAAGACTTCCAATAATACAGCAATCCGTGCTCGTGCAAAAGATGCACTTGCTGGAGCTGATGCACACTATAGCAAGCTTATACTTAAGTCTTATGAAGTAATTGATGAAGCCTCTATGACTAATAATCTTAGTGCAAAGACTGCTGCTATTAAGCTTGTGATGGATATTGAGTCTAAGAGAATTGACATGTTGCAAAAAGCTGGACTTCTTGAAAATAAAGAACTTGCAGAAGAGATGGTTGAGATTGAGCGTCGTCAAGAAATTTTAGTTGGTATTCTTAGAGACATAGCATCATCTCACCCAGAGGTTAGAGACATTATTATGCAAAGACTTTCTGTTATTGCAAAAGAGGGAGAAGTGATTACTGTTGTCCACGACGTTCAATGATTTTTTTGAGGTACTAAAAGAAAACCATTTTGTTGAGACTCCAGTTGACGCAAAGACTTTTGTTGAGTCTCCAGACTATCTTGGTCAACCACCACTATCTGAAATTCAATACACCATTGTAGAGGCAATGAGCCAAATTTATCGTAAAGAAGATGTTGTTGACATGCTTGGCGACAAAGGTGAAGAATACTATAAAAAATATACAAAGAATGAGCTAATCCTGCAACTTGGCAAGGGATCTGGAAAAGACTTTGTATCAACAGTGGCCTGTGCATATGTAGTATATAAAATGCTTTGTCTTAAAGACCCTGCTATTTATTATGGAAAGCCTGCTGGAGATGCTATTGATATTATTAACGTTGCTGTTAACGCTCAACAGGCTAAGAATGTTTTCTTTAAAGGTTTTAAATCTAAGATTGAGAGATCACCATGGTTTGCTGGCAAGTACAACCCAAAGGCTGACTCTATTGAGTTTGATAAATCAATTACAGTTTATTCTGGTCACTCAGAACGAGAGTCCCATGAGGGTTTGAACTTGTTTATGGCTGTACTTGATGAAATTTCTGGATTTGCATCTGAGGTTGCAACTGGAAATGAGCAAGGCAAGACTGCTGACAATATCTATAAAGCTTTTCGTGGTACCGTAGATTCTCGCTTTCCTGATCTTGGTAAGGTAGTTCTACTTTCATTCCCACGATATCAGGGTGACTTTATTTCTCAACGGTATGATTCAGTAATTGCTGAGAAAGAAATAATAGATAGATCACACAGGTTCATTATTAATGAAGATTTGCCAGAGGACAGCCCAGAAAATAGTTTTGAGATAGCTTGGGAAGAAGACCATATTCTTTCGTATAAGATTCCAAAGATATTTGCACTTAAAAGGCCAACATGGGAGGTTAATCCAACTCGTAAGATTGATGACTTTAAGATTGCATTCCTAACAGATTTAGGAGATGCAATGATGCGTTTTCTTTGCACACCAACATACTCATCAGATGCTTTCTTTAAGCAAAAAGAAAAGCTTGTTAACTGTATGACACTTACAAACCCTGTTGATAGTTTTAGAAGGTTTGCAGAAAACTTTAAGCCAGACCCAGACAAGCAATATTATGTCCATGCTGACCTTGCACAAAAGCACGATAAGTGTGCTGTTGCTATTGCACATGTGGATAAGTGGGTAAATATCCAGGTAATTAAAGATTATGAACAAGTAGCACCTATCGTAATAGTAGATGCTGTAGCTTGGTGGGAACCAAAAGCAGAAGGACCAGTCAACCTATCTGAGGTAAAGCAATGGATTATTAATCTAAGAAGACAAGGTTTTAATATTGGAATTGTTTCATTTGACCGTTGGCAGTCATATGATATTCAGCAAGAGCTTAAGCAGGTAGGAATAAGAACTGACACTGTTTCTGTTGCAAAAAAACACTACGAAGATTTAGCAATGATGGTCTATGAAGAGCGTATTGCTATGCCCATGATTCCCTTGCTTCTGGAGGAAATGTCAGAGCTCAAGATCATGAAGGGTAATCGTGTAGATCACCCTAGAAAGAAGTCTAAGGACTTAGCAGATGCTGTTTGTGGGGCAGTATTTGGTGCCATATCTCATACCCCAAAGGAAATGAATATTGAAATAGATATTCATACCTGGGGATCTGCTGATAAAGTTGCAAGACAGCAGAGGGCTATGGTAGAATTGGAAGACAGGCAAATGCCTAATGATGTCAAGAGCTTTCTTGACAATTTAAAACTAATATAACAAGGAGAAATACAAGTATGAATTCATTCAAGAAAATCTCAATTGCTACTGCTGCAGCTTTAGCAATCGTTGGTCTTTCTGTAGCACCTTCTTCGGCAGCACCGCTGACCGTTTCAGTTGCATCAGTAACTAACGCTACAACAGCAGCACTTCCAGCAACCGTTGCAGTACCATCAAATAATCAAATTTTGGCTGGTACATCAGTTGCAATTGCAGCAACAGCAGATACAGGAACAAGTGTTTCTTTTGCTGCTTCATCAACAGTTAAGTTGGTAACAGCACTGCACACAGTAGATGCACCAAAGACAGTTGCATCAGGAGTTTCATCTCTATCACTTACATCTGCAGGAGCAGCAATCACTGTTTATGCATACACAACAACAACAGCAGTTGGATCAGTAACCGTAACAAACGGATCATATTCAACAATTGTTTACATTGCAGGTACTCCAGGATCTGCATATAATCTAGGACTTTCAGTTCCATCTGCAACAGCAGTAGGAACAGTTCCAACAATTGCTCTTACAACAACAGATGTATTTGGTAACGCAGTATCAGATACAGCAACAGTAACCTTGATTGGTTCAACTTTTGCTAATGGATCAGTTTCAACAATATTGACAACTGCTGCAGCAACAAATGCTTCAACAGGTGCAGTTCTTGGAACAGTAACAGCAGCACTTGCAACAGCAGTTGCTGGAGATATTACAGTAGTTGCAACAGGTCTTGCAGCAGTAACACCAGTAACTGGTCTTGCTACTCCAACAAAGTCTGTAATTGCTAAGTTCACAGTATCTGATCTTGCTGGTATTATTACAGCACTAAAGTCTGATCTTGCTTCAGAAAAGTCTGCCCATGATGCAACTAAGGCTGCTTCAACAGCAGCAGCAAAGGCTGCAGCAGATCTTTTGGCAACAGAAAAGGCTACACATGATGCTACAAAGGCAGCACTAACAGCAGAGTCAAAAGCTAAGTCAGAGCTTGCAGTAGCACTTTCCAAGGCAAATGCAGAGATTGCAACAGCACTTGCAGACTTGTCAGATGCTAAGAAGGCTAAGGCAGATGCGGATAAGGCTATTGCGGATGCTAAGACATCTACAGATAAGATTATTGCAGATCTAAAGTTGCTTCTTGATAAGTCAAATGCAGATCTTGCATCAGCTAAGAAGGCTCTTGATGACCTAAAGGCTTCTTCAGATAAAGCACTTGCAGATGCAAACTCAGCCCATTCAAAGGCTATTGCTGATGCTAAGGCTTCTTCAGAAAAGTTGCTTGCTGACCTAAAGGCTTCTTCAGATAAAGCACTTGCTGATTTGAAGACATCTTCAGATAAGGCTCTTGCTGATGCTCAGGCATCACATGCAAAGGCTATTGCTGATGAGGTTACTGCACATGCAGTAACAAAGGCAGCACTTGCTAAGGCACAGTCAGATGCAGCAGCTAAGGCTGCAGCAGATGCTAGAGCAAAGGCAGCACTAAATGCAAAGATTAAGGCAGCAAACAAGAAGCTTCCTAAGTCATTGCAGATTCCTTTGGTTAAGTAAAACTTAATTAAGTTAGAGGGGTTAGCCAAGTGCTAGCCCCTCTTTCTTTTGCAATAAAATGATATAATAGCCTTATTAGTCATATCACCACTACGACTATAAGGAGAGAATTATTAAGAAATTAATAAGAACAGGTATTGTTCTATCTTTAATTTTAGTACCACTATTTTTATCCACAGATAAAGCTCATGCAGCAGAAGGTTTGACTGCTCAAGTCTATAATGTGCAGGGTCAAAATGCTTCCCCATATATCCCACAGGGTTCCTCTCCAGTACTAACTACAAACGTACCCAACATTGACCACCAATGGGGTTCTGGTAGCGTCTTAGGTGGCCCAGCAGAGGACGTTATTGTACGTTTTACGGGCTCAATCAGAAGTGACTCTACTCAAAATATATCCTTTATGGCTACAGGAGATGACGGTACCAGGCTCTACATTGATGGAGCATTAATAACAGATGATTGGGTTGACAAGGGTGGTGGAGGATCAACCTCTGCTCCAGTATCTTTTACAGCAGGAGTTCCAAAAACCATAGAATTAATGTACTATGAAAATGGTGGGGGAGCAAATGTATTCCTATATTGGGATCAATCTGGATCTATGGGAATTGTCCCAGCATCAGCCTTTACTTCACAAGCAGCCCCAGTAGTAAGAACAATAGGTGCTCCAAGAAATCTTACAGTAACAGATGGGGAAACTTCAACATTATTAATTTGGGAAGCCCCTAATACTGGTAATACTCAACCAGAAAGATATGCAATAGGTCTTAACACTGAAGGGCAAAATGGTTGGGGTATTGCAACTGGAAATGTTGGAGATGCTAACGCATTAAACACAACAATAACAATTAATCATTCTTTACTTGAAAGCCTAATGCCAAGCGGAACTGTATGGTCATTTCATATTAGATCAGACAATGACACGTTAGGAGTTTACTCTGAAAATTCAAATGTTGTTACACTTAAAATTGGAAAAACTGCAGAGGAAATTGCAGCAGAACAGGCAGCAGCACAGGCTGCTATTGATGCAGAGAATGCAAGATTAGCAGCCATCGCTGCAGAAGAAGCAAGACTAGCAGAGATTGCACGATTAGAAGAAGTTGCTAGGCTGGCTGAAATAGCAAGACTTGCAGAGGTTGCTAGACTAGCAGAAGTCGCTAGACTTGAAGCAGAAGCAGCAGCATTACTGGCAGCTCAACAAGAAGCAGCACG